GCAATAGATTCTGACGCAAATAAATGGTATCATGTTCCATTCTTGGCACAAGATACAATATTTGAACCAACACCAAATATTGCTCGCAATGATAGACAGTTGTCAACATATAGAGAAGAAACACCATATTTGTTGAAATTGAGAAAAGTATCAAGACGATTTTCAACGAGACAACTTGATAACGGTAAAATTGAAATCCAATTTGGTGCCGGTGTATCTGATTTAGACGATGAATTATTAATACCAAATCCTGATTTGATTGGTTCATCTTTAGCTGGTATAGAATCTGTTGCGTCAATAGATATTGATCCTTCAAATTTCTTATACACAAAAACGTATGGACTTGCACCAAATAATACTGAACTTACATTACATTACACAGTAGGTGGTGGTATAAAAGATAATGTACCAAGTGAAACAATCACGAGGCTAAAAACAAGAAGTATTTTGTTAGATGAAACCGGATTGAATCAAACACTATACCGTCAGGCAATTGGTAGCTTAGCTGTAACAAATCCAGAACCAGCTGTTGGTGCAAAACAAGGTGAAAGTGTTGATGAGATTCGTCAAAATGCACTCGCTTATTTTGCTTCACAAAATCGTGCGGTAACAAAAGAAGATTATATTATACGGGCATATAGTTTACCACAAAAGTATGGCTCTATTGCAAAAGCATATATAACAAAAGATGATCAATTAACAGCGGAATCCATTTATAACAGTGATCGTGTTGTTAATCCACTTGCTCTTAACTTTTATGTTCTTGGGTATGATTCGAACGGTAATATTACAAGAATAAATGATGCAACAAAAGAAAACCTTAAATTATATTTAGGTCATCATAGAATGTTGACAGACGCAATTAACATCAAAGATGCATACATTATCAATCTTGGTATAGAATTTGACATCATTACTATGCCAGATCAAAACGGTAATCAAGTAATTCTTCGTTGTATAGAAAGATTGAAAAAATACTTTGATATTAAGAAGTGGCAAATAAATCAACCAATCGTAATCAGTAATATCTATACTGAACTTGATAAGGTTGAAGGCGTTCAAACGGTTGTGGATGTTCGAATAGTTAATTTATATGATCCAACATTGGGTTATTCTGGAAATGCTTACGATATTCAATTGGCAACAAGAGATGGTATACTTTTCCCATCACTCGACCCGTCAATTTTTGAAATTAAATATCCTAACAATGATATTGTTGGTAGAGTGAGGGCATTTGGATGATATACACACTTTACGCACAAAAAGATGCAACAATTTATGAAAAATCCGAGACAAAAAATGCCGGACTGGATTCGGTACTTGAATTGACTCACGAATACATTGATAGTTCAAAGTATAATAGTCGCGTTCTTTTAAAGTTTGATACTGCACCACTCCAAGAAAAAATAAATTCAGGTAAAATACCACTCGGAACTGCAAAATATTATCTTTCACTTCGTTCAACAGAAGTAAGAGAAATACCGCAAGAATATACAGTATATGCTTATCCATTAAGTTCTTCATGGACAAATGGTACAGGTCGTTATTATAACACACCAATAACAACAGATGGTGTATCGTGGAAGTACAGGACGTCAAAGGCGGTTGGAACTGAATGGGAAATTCCACCGGCAATCATAGACTATGAATGGGACAGTATATCTCAAACATGGGTGGATGCAAACATTCTTTTTGGGGTAAACCTTACAGCAAATGTTACATCTTCTTACTTTACAAAAGAAGGTGGCGGTACTTGGTGGAATTTTGATAATTTGGAATGTACTCAATCATTCTCATATGAATCGTCTGATATTTACATGGACGTAACTCAAATTGTGAAAAAATGGGTAACGGGTTCGGGTCGATTCAATAATGACGGTATGATTCTAAAATTTAGCAATGATATAGAATCATCAACAGAAACATTAAGTAGTTTAAAATTTTTTGGAACTGATAGTAATACTATATATGTTCCAAGACTCCATATTGTTTGGGACGATTCTTCATTTTCGACCGGAAGCCTAACACAAATATCTGATGAAAATCTTTTACTTAATGTAAGATTAAAAAAATCATATACACAAAATGAAAAGGCAAAAATTCGTATAAATGCCAATACAAGATATCCACAAAAACAATATACCACTCAATCGTATTACACTAAAAATTACTACATACCAACTTCATCTTATTATGAAGTAAGAGATGCACATACCGATGAGATAATATTGCCATTTAATACAACTGGTTCAAAAATAAGTTGTGATTCTGATGGTAATTACTTTAATCTTTGGATGGATTCGTTTCAACCTGAAAGATTTTATCGCGTAGTAGTAAAAACAGAAACAGATGGTGGTGATACCGTGCAGATTTTTGATAATAACTATTACTTCAAGGTTACAAGATGAGTACCCAAGTAGATTTGGTAAAGTTTCTTTTCCTTGCAGACATAGATATAAATCAAGCGGAATATATCCTCGATAATTTTCCTAACTTCACGATGAATACTTATGATGAATTTTTTGAATTCTTCAAAAGTAATGGCATAAAACTCCAAAGATACAAACAAACAACATCGGACGAAAGATTAAATCTTTTAGAAAAATTTAAATCGTTTAAACAAGGATATGAGTACGAAATTGTTAAAAAGTTTATAAATGAACAAAAACAGGCATCTGCTCTTTTAGGGACAAGGGATGCTCAAGCTATAAAAAATGCAATAAACACCATAGAACAATATGACCTAGATGCATTTGATTATTACATAGTGAGAAAAATTTTAACTGGTAGTGAGACAGGAGTTTTACCATCGGAACAATTAAAGAGCCTTTTGGAAGAACTTATAAAAGTAAATACGGATATATTCGCAGAAGATGTAGAACTCATTAGAGATGAACAGAATAGACTTATGTCTTATCAAAATATATTTCGTAATAAGGGTAGAATTAAAGTACCGATTTTAGATGAAAGATTTACAACAAGTAGATTCACATATATTGTTCAGCGTGATTTTGAAAGTTTACCCGAAGCGGTTTCATCCGAAAGAAATTTACTTCGTAAAATAGAGGGATTGACTACAAGTGCCGAATTAGATTTATTTTTATCCGATATATCCAACCTTAAAAACGAAGATGAAAACTCGGTGGCTGGATTACAGGCGAAAATAGAAAATCTAGAATCTATTATTGCCCAAAAACAAGAGTTAATAGAATCGATGGTAGACTCGGAAATAGGACATGAAGCCTTTATAGATTCTATTGCAATGGATAACATGATAAAAGAACAGCAAATAGAAGATAAAGATGAATCCATCAAAAATCTGCAGCAGACTGTTGATGAAACACTTACCAATCTTCAAGATAGTGTTTCTAACCAAATAACAAGTGTAACATCAGCTATCGACGCTCTTTCACAGGTTGTTGTAGATCAAGCAAATGCCGCAAATAAATCACAAGATGATCAAATTAACGCTCTGAAAAAGGAATTGGAAGACTTGAAAAACCAACTGAAAAATACAGGTGGTACATCATCTGGTGGTGGAACATCTGGTGGCGGTAGCGCAGTTCTTGGTAATCCTGGTTCAAGTGGTCCTTCCGGTCCACTTGGTGGTAATCCAGCAAATCAAGGAGGACCATCAATAGGTAGATAATATGGCAAACTTTGAATATAAAAATATTGATGAAATTTTAGAAACTAATCTACCGATTAGAGGAATACGTGTTACATTAGAAGATAATAATCTTTTAGAAAAAAAACCCGTAGTCCCGTCTGTTGACCCACCACCAACGCCAACAGACCCGTATGAGTTTCATACATTCTTACCAAATGGTGCCTATGTTTCTTCTCTATACAATATAGAATCTTGGAAAATAGATGGAACAGCGGTATCTCTGGATGTTCATAGGGATATGCGAGCAACACGAAACTTTCCTGGAATTTATAAAGTAGTTTATAACTTTTTTAAAAATTGGATTGGTGGATATGATAGTCGTGTAAAACTCTTTATTTCTGATATATCAACTGACAGAACAGAATTAAAACTTTCACTTGTAAACCCAGATTCACAAGAGGGTGTTGAACAAATAAAGAATTTTGTTTTATCTTATTTGAGACCGACCCCATCTTTTCCAACAATGGTTTTAAATTTTGGTGAAAACAAAATTGTTTCTGTAATAAATGTTGCACCGAATGTTAATTTTAATGGTAGTGTAAACAGTTTATTTGTTAAGTTGTATGAGCCGTTACCTGCTGACTTGGATATTTTTTTCCAATGTTGGGTTGCTGAAGAATTGATGAAACCGTATATTGATACGGTAAATTACATAATAGAAGAAATACCAGTAGAGCCTAATAGATTAAGAGGTCCAAACTTTGAGGTCGATAGAGATTATTGGATTTCAACAGAAACAGATTATAAATCTTGGAACGAAATTTTATCTACAAATGTTCAAACTTCACAGGAAATTTTGGATAGATACATTTCTTCAAGTAGCATACCAGTACAGTTGAATGTTGATTTTAGAGAATTTGAAAACTTTGTATTTTATTCATCGGCCGAAGATAGATTAGATAATTTCGTCTATAAGATGGAATTAATCGAGCGGTACAACAATGAATTGGTATTACTAGATACATACACAGGTTCAATTGCTTCAAATAAAGTAAAGATTCGCGGTCTTCGAGATAAAACAATTAGTGGATTTGATTCGTTTGAAAAATGGTTGTATTATGAAACAACATCAAGTAATTACTATACCTATCAGTCTTCGTCAACAATAACACCATATCCAAAATATGAAGTTAGTATTACTTCTAGTGATTACAATATTGCAACAAAAGAAGGTAAATACAAATTTTATACATCTGGTTCAACTCAAGCACAAGATTGGTATGATAATTTAATTGTTAGTGCAAGTAATTACGATTTAAAGAATTACAACTCACTAAACAAGGCAATACCGGAATATTTAAGAGAAGATTCTGACAATGATCAATTTACAACTTTCGTAAATATGATTGGTCAACACTTTGATGTCATGTATTTGTATACTGATCACATTCTTAAAAAGAATTTACGTGAAGAAAATCCAAAATCTGGTATGTCTCAAGATCTTATCTTTGATGCAACGAGAAATCTTGGTTGGACACTTTCACACGGGACACAGGCTAAAGACCTTTGGGAATATGCACTTGGTGTAAGTGGAAGTGGTGAACCAGTATGGACGGGTAAAACAACAACCAATAAATATTTGGCTAAAACAGAGGAACAAAGAACAAAAGAAGTATGGAGACGTATTCTTAATAACCTCCCGTATATCTACAAATCAAAAGGAACATCTCGTGGTGTAAAGGCACTTCTTGCTGCATACGGTATACCACAAACACTTTTAACGATTCGTGAGTATGGCGGACCAGATAATGCCGATTTAGGTGTTATACCAAGAGCAGAGTGGGAAAAACACACATACTATCTAAATTTTTCAGGCAGTTATCCTGTTCCAACCCATCAGCATTATATAAGAGTGCCTTGGGAAAAAGTAAACAATACAACTGGTAGTTGGCAATATCCAGATACCTTGACGTTCCGTTGGAAAATGGAACCAAATAAACTTTATAAGTATGATTCCGATCCAATACAAACGCTTCTACAAAAAAATTCTGGAAGTAGAGTCGATTGGTTTGTAACTATGAATAAGAATGGAACTGATGTTGAAAAAGGTTCTATCAATTTTTATATTGGTAACGGAACTACATATGCAACAGCATCTATATCAGACGAATATTTCTATGATGATGTTCCGCTAAATTTGATGATTCGTAGAAATCTTTCAAATGATTCTACTTCTTCTATACAAACTTATGATTTCTTTGTAAAAACTAATAAGTATGGTAAAATTGCAGTCGAACGTTCTGCGAGCGTAATTGTAAGTGGAAGTGTTAGTGGCAGTTATAATCAGGCATGGTCTTCCGACGGTAATTTGTACATAGGTTCTGGTTCAAATTCACAAACAGATAAAATACTTTCTGGATCTGTCTTCGAATTGAGATATTGGTCAACACCTTTGACTGAATCATCGTTTAACAACCACGTGCTTTCGGCTCGTTCCTACAACGGTAATACGGAAACGTCATCTTTCTATGATTTACAAGGACAATGGAAGTTCTGGCAGAAATTTAATGTGGCAGCAACAACAAGCTTATCAAGTTCACACCCAGATCAAACTAAAACAACATTTTATAGTTCATCAAAAATGGCCCAGTTCCAAGGATTTAATTCTGGTGCGTTTGAGTCTATTGTTGAAACATATAATATGGAGGTCGCTACTCTTGGTAATAACACGATATACACAGAAAAAGTTCGTATAGATTCGGGTTCTCTTATAGCTGGATTAAGCACAGATAGAAGTGCAGAAGTTTCGGCATTTGATAAATACTCGGTTGATTCTAATAAATTGATGATTGCGTTTTCTCCACAAAGCGTGATAAATGAGGACATTTATGAATCAATTGGTGGCGTTGCACTTGATGATTATATCGGCGATTATTCAAATATATCAAAGGGGTATTATCCAAACTTAAGATGGTTGGCACGAGAATATTGGAAAAAGTATCCAAACAAGAATGATTTTAATGCTTATTTGGATTTAATATCTGTATTTGATTTTAGTGTGTTTGACCAAATACGTCAAACATTACCGGCAAGAACTAATCCTATACTTGGTGTTGTTATTGAGCCAAACATACTTGAAAGATCTAAAGTTGGTAATATTGGTAGAAATGTTAGTGGGGAAGCCGATAACGTTTTTAGAACAACAGAACTTTCATCTTCTGCTGTTGCAAAAATGGAATATATTTCTAAAGCAACATCAATCCAAATGATTGGATTCGATATTACGGACGGTGAAATTGGAGATGACATTCAAGGTGAATATGATATTCCAAATAAAACGATTATCACAACTGCACCTGAAAATAAGATTGGTATTGTAACCGCATCGGTTTCTCCTGTTGTAACATATAACAATAAAGAAACCACAATTGGCATAGATAACCCAACAACACAAGTAAATTATCATAGTCAACAGAGTTCGGTATTAATATCAAAACCTGCACCACAATTAACATACGATAATAAAGAAACATCTGTTGTGGTAATTACATCAAATCCACAGGTAAATTATAACAATATCGAAAGTTCTGTTTTAATAGAAACATCAAATCCGCAGGTAATATACAATGGGTTGAATACTTCAATAACAGATACTGTATCACCATTGCTAAATTCAGATTTAAACAGTATAACGATGAACATTATAAATCGAGATAATTCGAAAATATATGATGTTTCTGGATTATATAATAGTTTAGAAAACTACGGTTCTTTTGATGTAGAAACAAATACAAAATACATACGAGAAAATTTATCAAGAACGACTGAAAGTATTGATTATGGGTATGGATTGGGGTGGGTTACTAGAAGTAATGCACAATCTAAATTAACATCTTTAATGGAATTCATTGAAACACCAACACAAGATGGTTTTTACAGCGGATACTATTTATATTATAGTAGTTCAAAGGACATGGTTGCAAATGTATTTTACTCATCATCGTTAACATCATCAAAAACAAGAAATCAAGAAACTGCCGCTGTTGGTCTGCAAAACCACCGATTTATTGGTAGCAAACTAATTGGACCAGATATAAATGTTAACACGAGAAATACGCCAGATAACAAACCTGTTGTTGAAGTACATAATGTTGGCTCCACTCAAATTATTTATAATACATACTTCGACCGCGGTAATTTGATAGGAAAATAACATTTTTTTATTTGACGTATATTTATGTTTAGATAAACAAACAGATTTTTTTAAGAAGGAGAAATAACATGGGTTATTTGGATAACAGTACAATCACAGTAGACGCTATTTTAACTAAAAGAGGTAGAGAACTTCTAGCGATGGGTAGGGGAACTGCTAACGGTTTCCAGATTACTCAATTTGCTCTTGCAGACGATGAGGTGGATTACGATTTATGGAATCCGGCACACCCACTTGGTTCTGCATATTATGGTACTGTAATTGAGCATATGCCAGTTACAGAGGCCGTACCAGATGAAACACAGTCAATGAAGTATAAACTGATTACTTTGCCACGAGGAGTATCACAGATACCTTATTTGCAAGCTAGCAAATCAACTATAACGGTTAAGGCAAGTACGGACAGTCTAAACTTTGTTGAGGTCAGAACATATTTTACAGGTGCACCTGATGCTGATAAGTCGAAGAATATCTTTAACAAGACCGCTGGTTATACCGCGATTCTTTTAGATAACACATATGTCAGTATGATTGGTGATAAGGGAACTGGCACAGCTCTTGTAAATCCACCAAATGCTATGAGCCCAGCAACTTCAGTTACAGCAGTTCTTACACCACCAAGTGGTGAAAGTTTTGCAACAATCAAGTTTGCTCTTACACCAAGAGCACAACAGCTTGATCCAGCAGTAACGAAGACAACAAAGCTTATCATCACAGGAAACGAAACCGGTGGTCGTATCGTTATTCCTATTTCTATTGTTAATGATATTAATGCAAATACAACTTCAATCTAATTGAATTGATTTACTTGTAAAGATAATTTGAGGTAAAAAAATGGCTTTTGAATACAACAAACTTAGTCCAAATGGTACAACAGCTGATACTGCATATGGTATCTATATGGGATTCGAAGAATTACCTGGTGCTGGGTTTCAACCACCAATGGAAACAAGTATCACAACAAGAGGTCTGTGGGCCGACGGACTTGGTGAACTTCTAACATTCTTTACAAGTTCGACCCAATGGTCTGGTTCAAAGACTTATCATTATCAAGTTGCATATTCCGCATCATCCGACTGTGGTGATGAAGAAATGTTCTCCGTTGCTTACGGACATTATGCTGGTTCTGGTTCTGCAACAAGTGGTGGTCAAGTAGGCGATACCGCAACTAAAGCAATCTACGGACAATATCGTTCGATGTTGTTAGAAGGTTTGGCTGATAGTGGAAGTGCGGTCGGTAGAGATGAATTATTTACATTAGAAAATGGAACAGACTTACAACACATTTACGTTGTAAACTTTAACCGTGCAAGATTCAAAGATAAACTTGACCCAGGTAATTTTCAACTCAATATTGCTGAACTAAACGGCGCCGCTCACGCAAACCTTTATTACACAGGTAGTAATGTTGCGGTATCTTCATCGAATAAAGTTATATCACTTATAGATGACTCTGGTGATGCGAATGATTCTCTTGGATATGAGGGAATACCACACCCTGTTAGAAACTTGGTTAGTGGTTCTATATCAAATGGTGTTTACAATCCATCTGCACCACACTATTACGGACTTGTATATTCAGATAATGCGGTTATAGTGATTGACGCAGCCACATTAAATTTAAGTGCATCATTTAACACAGTAACTGGTAGTGGTGTAGCTGGTGATAACTCAATGAAACTCTTTAAGTCAATCAGCGGTTCTGCACTTCTTGGTACGGGGTATGGATTTACAGCTAGAAGTGTGGAAAAGAAAGAAGTTGCTTACTATTATGTTAGAGTAAGACCAGCGTCTGCAAATTACTCAAATAATCCAACATTCGTTAGTGGTTCATTGAACTCAATCAGAGATACAAAGTTTGTAAACAATCCAAATGTTTATGTAACTTCAATCGGATTGTATAATCAAAATCGTGAATTACTTGCGGTTGCTAAGATGAGCAAACCAATTAAGAAAAACTTTAACTCTGAATTATCTGTTACCGTAAAACTGGAATACTAAAATTATGGCTGAAATAACTGGAAACTCTAGTTCCGAACTTCGTTTGGCTTTAAAAAACGGGAGAATATTTACTCCTTTCGTTGAAGACGTGGATGTTTCCGACGGTCAAAAAGAAGTAGTAACTTCACCACTATGGTCGAATAGTCAAGCTACTTTATATGCGATATACACCAGTTCTTATCAGAACAGTAATCAAAAAAGATATTACTACGAAGTATACAATACATCATCAAATTTAGTAATTGCTGAACCACAATTTTCTGTGGCTTACGGTGATTCTGTTGGTAGTGGTTCTGATCGTGGTACTGGAAATATAGACGATTATCCAACAAAAGCGATATACAAACAATATAAACAATTGCTTTTAGATTCTGGTGAAAACGTATTCACCTTTAAAAATTCAGAAACTTCTGATTACGTTTACATTGTCAATGTTAATAGGTCTAGATATAAAGACAAAGTAGACACGAGTAATTGGCAACTTTCTATCGGAAAATTGGCTGCAACCACATCTGCATCTATTGCAACATCGGCCGATGTCATAACACTTATTGATGATTCAGGCCAATCTTCAACAGAATATACCGTTGGTGGTGGCAGAGTTTATAATGTAGTTAGTGGTTCAATTGCAAACGGCACATATACGAGTGATACAACACCATGGGGACTATTTTACCCAGACCAAGGTGTTATCGTTCTTAACGGTAAAGCTCTTGATGCAAGTGCATCGTTCTATACAAATCGTTCGCCGTCTACCGGAAGTATAAACCAAAACAACGCATTTAGATTATTTACTTCAATTAGTGGTGCGATGTCATTTAACACTGCATCTTACGCGTTTGAAGGAAGAACAAGCGAAGTTGTATCTTCAACGTATTATTTTGTGCGACTTTACAATGGTGAATACAATTATAGTACAAATCCAACATTTTTAACAGGGAGTTTAGGTGTAGTCAAATATGCAAGAATGGTAACAGACCCTTCTGTTTATTTGACAACTATTGGTTTATACGATGACAGTACAAACTTACTTGCCGTTGCAAAATTAAGCAAGCCAATAGAAAAATCGTTTGAAAAAGAAGTTGTCATAAAAGTTAAACTAGATTTCTAATAACAAAATATGGCAACTAATATCAACGATATGAACCCTGTATATGATGGCATGGGCAATCTGATAGGTGGCACAGAACCTATAATCTCATCAACAATGCCTCCTATCATCATGGAAGCTAAAAACCCAATGTCAGATGATAGTGGAAGAACATCAACTACTGGTGGTTGTAGAAATTATACTTTTTATATTGATACTCGTTCATTCAAAACGAAAAAATCTGGGTTTTCACATACACCAGACAGTCCTTGGTATGATTCTAATATAGAATATAGATATGGAACATCCGCACAAGAAGAATGTCAAATTTGGGTAGATGTTTACCGTTGTTGTAATGATAATGGTGTAAAAGAAAGAGTTGGTGAAGTTCTTGTTGCTCGTTCAAAACAAACAAGTTTTTGGTTAGATTGCCAAGAAAATGGTAAAAAAGGTAAAAAGATAAGAGTTCAGCAGTTTATTCTGTTAGAAGAACTATATGGGTTTTACCGTGAAACTCTTATACCAGATAACACTTTTATAACAAACAATCGTGGGTTTAGACTCCCAAATCCAGAAGATTTTGTTTGGGGCGAATGTCCGCTTCAAACTAAACCGGTTGATTATGCAACGTATTTAAGAACAATACGTCAATCATTTAATGTTCAACCATCGTCAACGGTAATAACACAAGCAAAAATAAGTGAATCTGGTAATAAAGTAAATGTTATACCTTGGACACAAGGTCTACCCTCATGGACAACCGACCCAACTGATAGGGATGCTGACGGAAATCCAACGTGGGAAGTGATATATACTGGATGTATGTTTGATGGTCCTTGTGAACTTACAGAAGATAAACCCGGTAATCCACCCGATTTTCCATATTGTATAACAATAGAAAACATTGAAACTGTAAGAGAACTTGATGCTGGTACAAACTCAATAGTTCCAGGTACATTATCTCGAAGAGGGACTCCAAGATATGAAGTAAATGACAGAGGTCAAACAATCGTTCTAACTTCACTTGAAGAATTATTAGAATATAATGCAACAAGAACTGTACTTGAAAATACACGTAGACCAATTCCTGGAACCGAAAGTTTTAGAAATTTGGCAGATATTGGTTTTCCATGTGAGCGTGAAAAAATAGCCGATTTTCAAGTTGATGTTGAAACAAAATATGTAAAATTGAAAATCTGTTATAGAACAGATGGTGCAATTTTGATAACAGGTGGACTTGGTGATTTTACTGCATATATAGTAACACAACCAGCAAGTAAAGGTGTATCGATACCAAACACAAGGGAATACGATCCATCTGGAAATTGTTGTCAAGATGCAGAATTCTTTCCAGATTACGCACCTGATGATCCGAATGTTGCATTTATACCTCCAGCAAATCGTTCTCGTTTACAATTCGATATGTCAACGGCGGAATGGATTCTTTTAGAATCGTGTGGTTGTGAAGAAGTACAAATAGCAGATATTTGGTGTTGGTACGGTGATAAAAAAATCGGATTAGCATATCGAAAAGATGTTAAAAATCCTATAACACACATTAAACGTCGAGAAATAATAGACCCAAGATGTGTTGATGAAGAAGATCCAAAAGTTTTCCATCCTCTCGATAGAAAGAAGGATGTTATACAGGGCAGACGCAAACACATAACAAAAGGTTTATTTAATTTACAAGAAAATCTTCTTTGTTATCTTACAAGTTCTACTCAACCAACAGAATCGAAGGTTTATTACTACGACGTAACTGACTGTGATAATTGTGGAAGAGACCCTTATTTTGCAGTATCTTATGGTCATTATGCTGGTTCTGGTTCTGTGAAAGTAGATCAATATCAATTTACAAAATCACCAACAGATAGTATATATTCTCAATATCAGTTGGTGTGTTTAGATGGTGCGACATATACAACAAGTAGTGGTCACACATTACCGAAATTTTCATTCGTGAGTCAAAGTACAAATGTAGAGTCTGATGACATTTATGTAATAAATTTTTATAGAAATGGTTTGAGTGATAGACTAGATCCTGGTAATTTCCAAATAAACATGGCATATTTGAGTGGTAGTTTCTATGCAAATAATTACCATACGGGTAGTAATGTTAAAGTTGGTAGTCCTTTTGTGATGAGTTTTATAGATGATTCTGGTGATTATAATCAATCAATCGTTTGTGATGGTGGAGACCTTGTATCATTTAATCTTGTTTCTGGTTCATTGGATAATGGTGTATATGAAAATGCATCTGTAAACACATATGGAACAGTATATCCACAGATTGGAATTATAGTATTACATCCAAAACGATTAAATGAAATGTTGGGATTTAATACTGTAACAGGTAGTAATATTGCTGGAGATAATGCCTTTAAGTTACTAACTGCTATAAGCGGGGCAGCGTCGCCAACATCCAGTAGAACAACTAGTGAATATATGGCAGCTAGGAATATAACATATAAGACATCGACTCATTATTTTGTTCGAGTATTTCCACATTATGCTAATTACAGTAATAATCCAACATTCGTTAGTGGTTCATTAAATCAAATATTTGATACTTGTATCATAGATGATCCACATACATATATAACTTCCGTCGGTCTTTATGATAGTGATAGGCAATTGATTGCTATTGCAAAATTAAGTAGACCTGTAAAGAAAAACTTTGACACTGATTTGGTAATAAAAATACGATTGAACTGGTGATATGACAGAAAAGATTATCACACTAGACTCTCTTGAGAAAATAGAACAGTTTTCAAAAGGACTGGAACCGTATAGACGTGCACCACAACTTTTATCGGGAAATCCAACTATACCTGGTTTATTTGCCGGCGGTTATCCTGCATACATAAACAATCTTATAACGTATGTAAAAGATAAGAATCTTGAAGATCAAGATGGCAGAATTCCTCAATTTGAAAACGAAATTCAGGTATCTGATCCAAAACCAATATCAGAAGAACTCAATAAAAATTTAGGTTATCTCGGTTATCCTTGTTTAAAAGCTAATTTTACAACGTTTGCTAGGGAAAGAAAAGTAAAATATCCCGTGATACTTGTTCGTTGTTGGTTAGATGGAAATGGTGATATTTTACAGGTATCTGGTGATTTCTTTATTAATGATAATAGAGATGTAAACAATCCAAAAACGTTTTTTATACCGTTTGAAGATAACTCAGAACTTATAGAATCTGTTGTTTTACCACCAACAAATACAAAAGAAGAAATAGACAATCTGATAAACACGATTGCTACCCCAGATTTAGAGAAATGTCCTCCTCAAAAGATTTCGAATTTTTATGCAAATGATCAAGATTGGGGAATAGTTCCTCTTGGGACAAAAATTGTAAAATCTGTTTTACTTGAAAATCGTGGAGAAACTAGATTAGTAATAAATGACTTTAAACCTATTTCTGATCAGAACTTCACAATCCTAACATTACAACGTGGAATTGAATTACAACCTGGTCAAAATGTTAGTTTTGATGTTGAGTATTCACCACTTGAAGATGCAGAAACAACACATACTTTTACAATTATTTACGATGTAATCGAAGATGGTGATTTAACAAAACCAATAAGTGGTGAAAAATTAGTATCTGTTTTAACGGGAACTGGTGATTTACGAGACTTGATAGACGATGTTATTGACGATTTTGGAGATGGTGTGCTCACGGACGATGAAAACGGAACATACGTCACAAAAACACTTTCAAGAATTATTCATAAATCTTCACCAACCGTTGAATGGAGAACAAAACCACTATGGAAATGTGTTGGGGAAAGACTCTATACATTTTTCACAGGTTCAAGTGGAACAACAAACGATAAATTTTATTTGCCAATATACAATAAGATAACTACCGCAGCCGAATCGTATCATCAATTTGATATTTCATACGGACATAGACTTGGCTCTGGTTCATATCTTGTACTCGACGGTAGTATAACAAGACCATCACAGGTAATGTATGTAGGTTCCAGATCAGCAGCAGCTACCTGACAATCGGCAATCTTCAGGTGAAGATCTTTTCGATGCACATTGATTACCTTACCATTCCGTTTCTCAACAACTGCAACTGTAATTACATAAATGCCGGCGTTGGGAGCAATACCACTGATCATCCCTGTGTTTAGATTAATCTGTACATCAGAGCCAAGTG